CCCCGCGGTGCAGGCTGCGCGCGAGGCCATCGGCCTGTCGAAGGGGCTGGAAAAGCAGCAGGCCAAGCTGGCGGGCAACGGCGGCAAGCCGTCCGGCGTCCTGTCCTTCGCCGGCAAGCTGGCGCCGGAGACGGTCGAGAAGCTGCGGGAGACGTGGCAGTCGCGCTTCGGGCCGAACGGCGACGGCGGAATCGCGGTGCTCGACGGCGACGCGAAGTTCCACTCGATGACCATGACGAGCGTGGACGCGCAGCACCTCGAGACGCGCCGGATGCAGGTCGAGGAGATCGCCCGGGCGTTCCGGGTGCAGCCGATCATGCTGATGCAGTCGGACAAGGCCGCGACCTTCGCCAGCGCGGAGCAGATGTTCCGCAATCACGTCATTCACACCCTCGGGCCGTGGATCGAGCGGTGGGAGCAGGCGTGCAACCGGGACATCCTCGGGAACGCTGAGGGCCTGACGGTCGACCTCGACGAGCGGAACCTGCTCCGCGGCGATTTCAAGGACCAGGCCGAATACTACACGAAGGCCCTCGGCGCCGGGGGTCAGGCGGCGTGGATGACCGTGAACGAGATCCGCGAAGAGGTCGGGCGACCCCCGATCGAAGAGGCATGGGCGAACACCGTCTCGCGCGGCGCCATGATGAGCGAAGGACAGGCCGATGGAAGTCAAACACCTACCGCTTGACATCGAGGTCAAGGCGGACGGCGACGAGGGCGAGTTCACCGGCTACGGCTCCGTCTTCGAGGTCGTCGACAGCCAGGGCGACAAGATCACCAAGGGCGCCTTCACCTCCTCGCTTGTGAAGCGGATGCCGAAGATGCTCTGGCAGCACGACCTCGGCGAGCCGATCGGCAAGTGGACCGAGGCGCGCGAGGACAGCAAGGGGCTGTATCTCCGGGGCAAGCTGTCGCTCGGGACGACTCGCGGCCGCGACGCCTACGCGCTCATGAAGGACGGCGCGCTCGACGGGCTGTCGATCGGCTATCGCGTGCCGTCGGGCGGAGCGGCGCGCGAGGGCAACATGCGCGTGCTGAAGGAGATCGACCTCTGGGAAGTGTCGCTGGTGACGATCCCGGCGCTCTCCGTGGCAATGGTCGACGGGATCAAGTCGGATGAGATGACCGTGAGGCAGTTCGAGGACTTCCTCACGACACACGGGTTCTCGCAAACCGCGTCCAAGAAGATCACGGCGTGCGGGTTCAAGGGGTATCAGGACTTCCTACGGGACGTAGGGGCACTGGGGCCTGAAATTGCTCAGCGGGACGCTGACGATCTCAAACTGAAACTGGAAACCCTTATCAATGGAGGCTCCGCATGACGGACCTGGTTGAGATCAAGGGGCTGGTCGAGAAAGTCAACGAGACGCTCGTCCCGCTCCGCAATGACGTCGACTCGCTGAAGAAGCGCGACGTCATCGACGAAGACCGCCTGACGAAAATGGCAGACGATGTGACGGCCAAGATGCAGGTCATCATGGACGCGCAGGCCAAGGAGATCGCGGCGCTCAAGGCGGCGACGACCCTCGGCGGCAAGCAGGGCGCGCGGGACGAGGCCGAAGCCAAGGCCAAGTTCGACGCCTTCATGCGCAAGGAAGGCGAGAAGGGCCAGCTCGAGATCCGCGCGATGGCGACCACGGACGGTCCCGATGGCGACTTCCTCGTCATGCCCGAGTTCTCGGCGACGATCATGTCGCGCGTGTTCGAGACCTCGCCCGTGCGTCTCGTCGCCAACATCGAGCAGACGGGAGGCAAGTCGCGCACGTTCCTCATCGACGACGACGAGGGCACCGCGGACTGGTCCGGCGAAAAGGCCGCCGCGACCGAGGACACGCCCGATTTCGGCGAAAAGGAGATCGTGGTTCACAACGTCCGCGCGAAGATGAACGCCACGGCCGACATCCTCGCGGACGCCTACGTCGACCTCGCCTCCTGGCTCACCGGCAAGGGCTCCGACAAGATTGCGCGGGCGGAAAACACCGCCTTCGTGTCGGGCAACGGGGTGGCGAAGCCGCGCGGCTTCACGACCTACGCGGCCTGGGCGTCGGCCGGCGTCTACGAGCGCGACAAGATCGAGCGCATCAAGACCGGCGCGGCGACTGCCGTCGCGGCGGATGGCCTGATCAACCTTCAGTATGCACTGAAGGAAGCCTACCAGGCGGGCGCCGTCTTCGGGATGAAGCGTGCGACCTTCGGGTCGGTGCTGAAGCTCAAGGGCTCGGACCAGTTCTACTTCGGCCCGATGCTCCTCAAGGACGGGCAGGCGCAGCTCACGCTGCTCGGCAAGCCGGTCGTCTTCATGGACGACATGCCGGCCGAAGGCGCGGGCAACCTCGCCGTGGTGTATGCGGACTTCTCGCGCGCCTACACCATCGTCGATCGTGTCGGGCTTCAGGTGCTCCGCGACCCCTACTCGGCGCACCCCTACACGATCTTCCACCTCACGAAGCGGACGGGCGGCGATGTGACGAACTTCGACGCCATCAAGCTTCAGAACTGCGCCGCCTAAGGAGGGCCGGACCATGTTCGATGAACTGAACGTCTCGACCATGACCCACATGGGCCTGGTCACGCTGAACGGCACCAACGCGGTTGCGTCCTCGCTGGTCGATCTCCAGGGCTTCAACGCGCTCGAAATCGCGGTGGTGACCGGCACGATCACCGACGCCGGCACGGCGGCGGGCTTCACGGTGAAGATGCAGCACTCCGACACGACGGCGGCTGTCGATTTCGCGGACGTGCCGGCCGCCGACGCCATCAACGGCACGGTGAGTGTCACCAGCACCCTCGACACCGACGACGACCGCATCATCGGCCGTATGGGCTACGTGGGGACGAAGCGGTACGTGCGCGTCGTCGCGACCGGAACAACGAGCTCGGCGGGCGCGGTTCATCCGATCGCGCGCCTGTCGCGCTCGGGCCTGTCGCGTCCCAACGCCGCAATCACCGCCGCCACGGCGGCGACCTGATCCGCATCGGTGTGGGGCCGGGCAACCGGCCCCCATCGCATCCACATCGGAGCCCGACATGCCCGTCACCTACGCCGCCGCCGTGAAGACCGCCCGCATGACCGCGACCCGCGACCAGGTTGCCAATGGCACCCTGCAACTCGGGACGGCAGGGATGGCCGTCGTGCTGGCCGAGTTCGGGCTGTCCGCGGATGGCGGGACGATCAGCGGCGACACGTGGACGCTCGTTCTCGACGCGGGCACCGTGACGGCCACCGGCAGCGGGACCCCGGCGGCCGCGCGCATTCGGAACTCGGGCGGGACGGCGCTGATCACGGGGCTCACCGTGGGCCTGTCGGGCTCCGACATCAACCTCGACAGCCTGAACATCACGGCCGGGCAGCAGGTGACGCTGACCTCGGCGACGATCCAGCACGCCGCCTGACATGACCATCGAAACCATCGACGAACTGGTCAACGCGCTCGGCAACGATGCATCGCGCCTCGTGATCGACAAGGCGTCGCTGGCGAACCAGGTTGCCGGTCGGTTCTGTTCGCTCTGGCGCGCGACCGGACAACCCGCGCAGGGCGCGATCCCGGGAACGACGCCCGCGCGCTGCGACATGGCGCTCACGGGGTCCCCGAATTTCCAGTCGCAGGTGGCGCCGCGCACGTCCTATCTCGGATGGTTCTTTGGCGCGTCGGGCAACAGCGCCACGACCGTCGAGATCTGGGACCGGCTGGCTCACATGGGCGGACTTGTCCTCAACAGCACGGCCTTGCAGTCGATTTCCGGGTTCGACCTCGCGTCGCTTTCCATCCCGGAGGACCGCATCGGCGCCGCGGACTACTCGGACATCCAGTGGTGGATCGAGGTCTACGGCGACGGCGGCGCGACCGCCTCGAATGCCACGATCAACGTCACCTTCAACGACAATTCCAGCGCAAACCTGAACGTCCAGGCGGTGGGCGGCACGATCCGCGTCGGTCACTGCTTTTCGCTCAACGCGCTGATCCCGACTGCGCATCAGGGCAAGTTCATCCGGGCCGTCAACTCCGTGCAGCTTTCCGCGTCCACCGGGACGGCGGGGAACTTCGGGTTCACGGCGACGCGGCCGCGCGCCGCGCTTGCGCTGAACATCGCCAACAAGACCGAGACGGCTGACTGGGCAACCATCGGGCTGCCGAACATCGCGAACGACAGCTGCCTCATGCTGGCGATCCTGCCGACGACGACATCGAGCGGCACGCTGCGCGGCGGCGGAAAGATCATCCACGGATGAGCTTCTTTCGCAACTTCCCTCGTGCCGGAGGCGGCGCGGCTGTCTGGTCCGATCCGTCGCCTGCGGGCAATATTCTGCGCGACGAGTTCTTCGGCGCCGCCCCGGCCGGCGTCACGGGCGCGCTTGCCGCGCAGGAGACCGGCAGCGACACGCTTGCCGCCTCTGGTCAGGTGCGCGTGGCGGGCGCTCTCGCCGCGCAGGAAACGGGCGCGGACGTTCTTGCGGCCTCAGGTCAGGTCCGCGTCTCGGGGGCGCTGACGGCGCAGGAAACCGGGTCCGACACGCTCTCGGCCTCGGGTCAGGTTCGCGTGTCCGGCGCGATCGCGGCGCAGGAGGTCGGGGCGGACACGCTCGCTGCTTCCGGTCGGGTCCGCGTCACCGGGGCGCTGGCGTCGCAAGAGACGGGCGCCGACACGATCACGGCGACCGGCGCCGTGCGCGTCACGGGCGCTCTCGCGGCGCAGGAGACGGGCGCAGATGCTTTCGTGGCGACTGGCACTGTCGAGGTGACGCCGGTCGTCGGTTTCATGGCCGCGCGGGAGACCGGCGCCGACGTCATCGTCATCACCGGCCTCGTGACCGGCGAGTTGCGCCGCGCTGGCCCGCGCCGCGGCGGCGTGGCGACCGAGGCGGAGGTCCGGCCGCTTCCGGTCGCGGCCTCGCGGCCCGACGCGCCGCAGTTCGTGCGGCCGTCGCCCGCCGTGGCGCGGCGTCCGGCGACGCCCAACTACCGGAGAAGCGCGTGAACCTGAAGCTGACCGTTC